TCACCATCGGGACCGATTACACCTGCATCGACATCGGTTTGACTATAAGCTAATACACCGGCACCGGGAGAAGCTACTTCAGCTGCCAAGTCGACAGCTAGACCTGCGGGAACGATATAGTTGTTGGAATCTAAGGCGACAGGAGTGCCAGCCGAGATTACAAAATAATATCTATCCCAAACTGAATCACGAATAAATGGCAGATATGGCGCAACGGTACTCTGAGTGTTGGGCATATCTCCAGGGAGACATGTAACATTCGGAGTAGCGTGGCCAAATTCTGTCCACTTTTTGTGGTTCGCTCGATATTGAGCCATTATAAACTACCTCCGTTAATCAAAATTAATTTCAGCCGGGAGACTGCCATCTTTTTTAAGACGTAGCAAGAAGGCATTAGCTTCTCTTGCCCGCCCACTCACTTTTAGATTTGTATACCTGTTAAAGATATCGCGATAAATTACTTTAGGATCTTGAGATTCCATAGACTTATTATCTTGTACCTTAGGTAGACCTGTCAATACAGGATTTTCAATAACCGGAGCATTTTCAAGGCTTTTGTCCTCTAAAGACTCTTCGATAGGTTTTTCTACTACTTTTTCAACTTCTTTAGTGACTTTATTGTCGCGGAAAGAAGTGATAAGTTCTTTATTCACTGCCTTTTCTGCATCTAGTTGGGCCATTAGGATAGATAAATGAGCATCTTTTGTGTTGCAGTCAGGACAAGAAACCTCTTTATTATCGCCTACTTTCTCGATAAGAACATTAGCCATGTCAAGAATCTTGAGGATCTCAGGAGTCTTCTCCATCTTATCTAGACTCTTGAGTTCTTCCATGATTTCATCATAGAGAAAACTGATTCTTAGTAAATTGTCTTTGCTATCTTTCTTAGAACAAGCTGCCAAATCTGGATAATGACGACAGACACATTTCTTGATACCTGCCGGATTAGGTGCATTTCTAGCATAGGCTAGGGCAGAGATAGCACGTTTCTTTGTGTTAATAGGATAAGAACCTTTGGGGGCTCCACCGGAAGGACCACAATAAGGACCCTTGGTTTTATATTTGCCCGCATTAGAACCACCCTTGGGATCATCTTTGTCTTCTTCGATTCTACAATCGGGGCACTCTTCTTCATTGCCTTGCCATGGAGTATCTTCGCCGGGAAGAGCATTGGCGAGTAACTCAATCATAGCATTAATAGTATCAACGTCTAATGTTTCGGGATTTTCTAGTAAAGAAGCTAAAGGATTGATTTCTTCTTCTTGTTTATCTTCTACAGGAAGAACTTCCTCAACCTTTTCGTCGAAACTTTCATTCCGACGAATTAGAGCGTCGAGAATAAGCTGTTTTAGAATATCATCTTTGAAACCCTTAAGAATTTCTAGACTTTTATCCGTCATTTCTTTGGTATCCGCAGGGAAAGTGCCATGTGGACCATAATGGATTTGAGTACCATCGGAACCAAAGAGGTCTTTGACCGATACTTCATTGTTTTCTACTTGCTTTAGCCAATCGGCTAAAACTAGCAACCCTTCTTCTTGCCCTTTTTCTTGGCCATCTTTATCCTCCGAATCAACGGTTGGTGAGGTCTCCAATACAGGAGATTCTTCAGAACTTGAGACATCTTCTTTGTCTTCAATCTTATCTTCAACTTTTTCTGCCGGTTCAGGAATTTCAATTAAGGAATCTTTATACATAGAGAAAATGTGCCTTGTATTATTGGTATCAGTAATTATTGGGTGGATTTCAACCATTGAATCCCGTAAATCTAACTTTTCTACTTTAGCTAAAGGATCAGCGGGAGCATTTACATTGGAGATTTCGTCATATTGAAAACCGAATGGAATATAGAAGAAAGGTGTTCCATCGTCTCCTATATCTCCAAAATAATGCTTACAGGGTTCCTCGTCATCTTTTAAAGCAGTCATTAGATCTTTTTGGCAGATAGAACAATACATTCCTTTTGTGGGAACAAAAGAAGTTGAAGGAGTTAGATAGCGTTCATCCAAGAACTTTTCAATTGCGTCACTATCTGTAATCTCTGCCGTAATACGAAGATAACCCAACCCTTGATAATTTTCATCTTTGCCAAAAACATCTCGAACGATATCGCGGGCAATAGCGACTTTCTTTTTACGTTGAGTATTAGTATGAAGAATAGAAACCATGTCCCCATACTTTTGACGGAAGTATTTTGAAGTATCAATATAACTAACTGCCTTAACTCTGCCAATAGGATCTTTGTCGGGATTATGGTTGGTTAAAACAGGTTTGGGGTAGGGAGTTAAAAAAGTATTGGCTCCACTTGCCATTTCGGAAGGGAGATAGAAAGACCTCTTACCAGTCCAAATACCTGAGTGCGTACCCGCGAAAGTAACTTCCAAAGACCTTTTGCCATCTTTTAAGTTATCAGAGAATTGTTTCTTCATAGATTCAAGGGAAGTGGCGGGAACTAACCTAACAGTGTCGGTAAAGACCACCGGCAATTTATTTTCTTCTTTGATCGGATTATCCATTAAGGGACCCCTTATTTAGCAGACTTTCAATAAAAGATTTATATATCGCGTCAGTAGTTAGTTGGAATACTTCTTCATCTCTAAGACCAGCGCGATAAAGATCATTAAGTTTCTGTTCTAGAATATAACTAAGTGTACCATGTTCTTTTGTAATTATACTATAAGTATCTGTTTCGTCAAACAAAGATTGATCTAAAGAAGATAACAACAGTTGCTGATAGAATGTGGAATGATTGAAAGTACCATCTTTACTATCAAAGAATTTGCCCAATGGGATAGAGTTTTTAAGTTTTTTGGGACCAGTTAACTTAGTCTTTTGGTTGGCTGGACGCAAAACATTATCATTACCTCTAGACTGTGCTTCTTGATTGGAGGCCTTTTGCTCTGCGGCCAACTCTACTAAAGTCTTTTGGACCTTGGAGAAATAGGTATCTTCCCACTCCTTATCCGACATTGGCTCTAGTCCGAAGAACCCACGAGTTTCGGAGAGGGTTGTTACGTTTTGTAACCAAGCCTGGAGATAGTGAGTTTGGACCTTAATTCTAGATTCGATATCTATTTCTGGATAACGGAAGGTAACGATATTCTCTTCCGAGAGGACATCCAATTTATCGGCCAAGACACTTTCTTGCAGAAGCTCTTGGATGATGTATTGATTAATCTGCCACTCTAGAACTTTCTGATAGTCCTTAACTGAATCTATCATAGCTCTAGAAGCACTATCTGCAGTGGCTTTGTTGCCCGTATTGGTCTCGCCCACATCAATACCTGAGATAGCAAGACCTGCAAATACTCTTAGTTTGAAGTGTTCGAGGTAACCTTCAATCTTAAGGGCCTTTTGTTCCGCGCCCAATACATTAATCTTATGACGATGATCTGTGAAGAGAGAACCTTCGGCGGGAAGTTCTTCGATGACTTCTCTTACTAGTTCAACCTCATCCTTGCCTGTCTTCATATCTAATTTGGCAGGTTGTTGTTCTGTACCTACGACATAATGGAAGAGCGGGAATAGATGCTTATGGACTAATGTTGCAACATTTTCTTCTAGTTTTCTAAGTAATTCAATATCAGAGATAGCAGGAATTATTTGGGGCATACCAATTAGAAGTCCACCTCTTTTATCATAGGTGAAGTGAACAACATCACTGGCGGGAAAATCTACATATTTATCCCCAATTCTCTGGCGGTATCTTACTACTTCATTGGGAGATTCAGGTTTAAGGAACTCGACCATTTCCGGCGAAAGATAGAAATAACCTACTACCGGATCAAGAGTTTTCTCATTTACTTTACGCCCGCGAACTCCCTTAAGAAGCTTAGACTGCCTAACCTTGACCCACATTGCATTAGAATATTGGATGAGATCATTAGCAGTTCGCCACAAAAGAAGTTCAAAAGGGACTTTGGTAGAAATACCAATTTGTTTGAAACGAGATTTTATATATTGAAGTGTCTCGGAGTTACGTCCTACTAATTGAGGATCTTGTTTAGTCATAAGAGCCGTTTTAGCTCTTATCGCTCTAGAGAAATAAGACTCTGCTGTCGCAATACGACCAACTTCGGCCAAGTCCCATTCAGGAACTAGGAAATCCTCTCTTGATAGAGAGTATTCATAATCCATAACAGGTCTCTTGATGTTAGCTATCTTATTATTATAACTTCCACCAGGAACTTGACGAAGCCTAGATTTCTTTAAAGCAGGGTCAACAATATCCTTGGCCCTACCAAATTTATATCCCCATAAATACACATTAAACTCCGTATAATTTACTTTTGCTTTGGAGTTCTTCTAACCATTTCTTCATTTTTTGTTTCTCAATTGTGCTACTTTTTAAACAGCCCGAAAGAGGTATAAAACCTTTCAGATTTGTCTGATCTGTAACTTGTACTTGATCAGGTAACTGAGATTTTCCTTGTGCGTCTAAAGGCACATATCCCCCAGTAAGAGGATCGAAGTCAGGAGAAGAAATTGTATATCCTGTTAATTGTCCATTTTCATCTGTAACTTTTATAAGTTTACCTTTTATACCCGTAAACTCACTCGAAGATTTTAATCCACCTAAACCTTCATGGACAATAGATGTGAGAGTGTTAGCAACACTCTCTTCAGATGGTACATCAGTTTCCTCTTCACATACAAGTCTTCCTTCCTTAATTACATCAACAAGACTTGCAATAATATCAATAAGTCTTATTACATTCTTTAACTTTTCTAATCCCAACATCTTAAGTCTCATAGAAGATAACTCAAGACCTAGGAAATCCGTTAACCTATGTTTCAACTCGGCGATTACTGCATTGATAGAATCTCTCGCCTCTAATAAATAGGAAGCTGCGTAATAAAGAGTTTTAGTCGTGATTTGTTGCACATAAAGGAGCCAACCTTCTGCGTCTAACCCCTCCACCCCCTTTTCTCGGATATCAGGATTCTTTGCAAAAGCTCTACCTATTGCCTGTCTTCTTAGTGCTTCTTCTTCAACTACACTTGGGACTTTAGCTTGCTGAAGTTTTTCCAGTGTAGTTTCCGAGGCAGATAACTTCGCTTTGGCAGTAGCGATGGCTACTTGGTCTCCCACTTTGGTAGCAGCATTCAACTCAGTTTCGGCCATATCCTTGTCGTAGGTTGCTTTGTAGAAAGTCTGTTGCCATTCTGCATCTTCTTGAGGTAAGACATTCTGTTTAACACCACCGGTTTCTGGATCGAAAGAATATGCTTCGGGAGAAGCGGTCCTCCAGAACATTTCCTTTAGTCCCTCGGCCTTCAAACCACCAAATTTATTTACTTGTGTGAGAATAGAACCGATAACACAATTTATTGGAGCCATGATCATTTGGATCCAAGTATCGATTATACCTTCTAAATCTGAGAATAGATAAATAAAGAGAGGACTTAGTAGCCCCCAAATAAGATATAGACCACCCTTAGTGAATAAACTGTAGAGACCCTTGATTATGTCATAAACAAACATTTGTAAAATAGCTAACATAGACATAAGATCAGGAATACACATAAAATTTAGGAAGTCCAGTAGAGCACATAATTCATCGATGAAGGTTCTTTGATTCAACATCGCCCATAGTTTGGCAAGATATTCTAAGATTTCATTTATCCACGCCAATAAACTATCTAAGAGATCACCAAAAGGATCTAAACCGGATAGTTGTTGTAGACGAAAACCGCAGGGGATACAATCGGCGAACCAATTTTCTGTTCCCTCTTCTAAATCCTGAGAACCCTTAAGATTTTCTGTGGTAGTACCAGTTCCTGTAGAACCATCAAACCATCCACCTTTTAGGTAGTCAGGAACATCTTCGTAACCGGGAGTGGGATTGGAAACACCTACATTGTTTTTGATATTATTTATTTTTTGCTGAAAATCAGAAAGTGTTTTGGGAGTTTCATTATTATCAGAAGAAGGGCCTTTATTTGAGCCAGAAGTTTGTGACTCCGAACCAGATTTCTTTGAAGAAGTTAACTCATCTCCATCTTTTTCATTTTGGAGTTTTGTTTCTTTCAGACTTTTCCCGCCCTGTACCATTCCTCCTATTTTATCCATGGACATAGAGACACTAACTACATTGGCATACATCAACCCGTCAATGGCACTCTCATTGCCATCGTGCGCCTCTTCCAGGAGATAAACCTCAAAGGCTTTGATTATCTGCTGGGTATAGACGATATGCTCCTGCAAAGCAGGAGAGGACTGTTCTGTCTGTATATAGGGGATCTTAGTCTGTTGTTTTAAATAAGAACCCAACTGTTGTTTTTGCATTACTACGCTAACTTGTTTAGGATTTCAAATGGCTGAACAATATCCCCGGCAAGAACTAACCAAGACTCTCTACTTAGGACAACACCTTCTGCTAGACCTGGATTACTAACCGCAGTGCCTACTAATACTCCTGCATTTAGGGCAGGACCCGTAGGGGCACCAGTTGAATCATTATGAGTATGCGCGACAAGAACAGTTACAAGTTGTTTTGCCCATGCTTCTAGTTCTGCGCGAGTAGGAAAATCCATAGCAATGAATTTAATCTTCCAAGCATAGTCTTCCATTTGATGTTGTAAACGTACATCTACAGGCGTCCGCATGAGAGTACTAGGCAGCATTTACTTCTCCACGCAAAGGAGCAGTTAGATTGCGATAATAAATTAAAAGTTTTTCGTACATTTCAAAAGTGATAATACCATCAAAGTTTTTAAACAATTGATTGCAACCATAATATAGGTCGGGTTGTTTTTGTGAGTCGATAGTCATCTTGAGATATTTCGTTCGATCTTTAATCACTTTGCCAATTTTATTAGCAATTTGAATCCCTGCTTCTACACCCAATAGAAGCTCATCTGTTTTGGAAGGTCCTTCGGTTTTTCCTTCTTCATATTGGATAGAAGAAGTAACCTGGACCTTAGGGATATCGGGGCGAAAGATAGGACTAGATAAGATAGATTGGATACGATTAGAAGAGAGTCCAAGAATTCTTGCCCCCCCTACTACTATATTCCTGGTATCGACTTTAATTTCAACCACTTACGGGAACCTCACTATCATAGTCAATAGCAATGTAAGGTTCGTCATAAACACCATTGGGAGTAGCCATTGGCGCTTCTACTCGAATCCATAAAGGATGAAAGTCTAAGTCCGCTGAATCACTCTCACCAATAGTCCCTACCACAACAGAATTACCCGAAGCAACTATACTCCATTCACCAGCAGTAGGTTCTCTATCTTGATAGAGTAACTTGAAAACCCAACCATTAGCGTTATCTACCGTTGTAGTTATAGGGCGGTATTGCAATACAACACTGGTATAATACATATTCGCGTTATCATTACGTAAGAAGACTTTTTTAATAACTACTGATTGTTCTGCCGGATCATGCAACATAGTCATAGGATTAGTAAGCGAACCAGCATTAGAATGAGGCGAATATACGTCAGTGAAATCATCATAACTATATAGATTCAACATATAAAAAGTCTCCTAAAAGGTAAGATCAAAGACTACGATCAACAATTTTACCTCTTTTGGAGGTACTACGTAAACGAGGACCTTCTAATTTATTCCCATTCTTTCCTTTACTTCCTCTCACTCCGCTAACTGGCAATACGGAATTTCTAAATAGATTCTTTAATGAACCCATCGCATAAACTATACTCTTGTCTTGCTTGGAGATAATCGGCAATGTTCTACTTATTCCATCTTCTCCACGGACTTCTTCCTCTTCCCCATTCCTACTTAACTCCAAACTACGTTTGGGTAGATTGACATTACTTTTTCCCGTAGTGGAAGGAGAATAAGCCATATACAGATTTAGTTGTGGGCCACTGAATACACTCAACTCTTTTGTATATGCCCACAAGGAGAGAAATAACGCATCTATGACGTGGTCCCCAATTTTCTCAGGTTCCCGCGATTCATAAACTGGGACACCTAAAGAAGTCACTCTTTTTTCTATATAGGAAAGTAATTGGGAGATTAGTAAAGTATCATGTTCGGGGAAATGAATAGAACTATTCTCAAACCTTCTCATGGCCTGTTGGACCATAAGTTGTTTAGTAGGTTTCTTTTCTTCTTCCATAGTTACGGGATTGAAGAAAGAATCTTTTCCGCCGAAGTTTATCTTTCTAAGAATATTTGGGATATTGGCATCTATCATTTCTTCAGGAGTCGCCGCTTTGGGATTAGAAGCAATCTTCTTCTGCATTCTATCCCCATAGATTTCCAGTGCTTCTCCCTGCATAATACCAAAACCATTATCGATATAAATAAAGGAAACTTTCCACAATCTATTCATCTCAATAATCTTATTCACAGAAACTGTCTGCTGCCATTTTAGGGGTTCTACAGTTTCTCTATCTACAACATAAATCTTACCATTGGACGGGTTATAACCAGTTATAACTATCTGAGTACCCGTATTATGGTTCCAGTCAACTCCCATTGTATAAATCCAGTTAGGGTCTCTTCCTATTTGACCTGGACTTAGACCATACTTATAGACTTGGTCTTTTTTGGCTGCATCTACGAAATCTACTGGGAACACACCACCTCTTTGTTCACCCCATTCCGCCAAGACTTCTCTAGCATAAGATAGTCTGTCATAAAGGAGTTTGTATTCCATCTCCGTCTTTGCATTCCAAGTGGGAGAGACATAAGAAGGATAATGGAACTCAACATACACCGGAGAATTACAGAAAGCGTAGAATTTTGTGTCTCTAGAACCTGAGGGAGTACCTGACCCCCACATCTTCCCCGTTTCACTTTCGTTCCAGATAGGCGTTAATGTATTGATGGAATCTTCACCGATAGAATCCATCTCATCGAACATAACCAGTCCTGCGCCTTCGCCACGGATTGAATCAGCTTTTCCCTTGGATTTCTCTCCAGAGGTAGCAGCCATGATACGAGAACCATTAACAAACTTAAGTTCGAAGGGATGAGAAATATTGCGGATTATTGCATTACGAAATTCTACGGTTGATTGCTGAATCCTCTTCCGAATCTCTTCAAAGATAAGATTGGATTGTCTCCCGAAGGGAGTAACAATAAGAACGTTGCCGACGTTTGTTCCTGTCTCCGCAGCCTCTACGCCAGTCTTCATAGCCGAAGAGTGAACGAACGCATGCCATAATACATAAACAGCTAAAGCTGCTGTTTTGCCCGAACGACGACCGATGCGCGAGATCTTGCGCCTGCTCGTGCAACGTAGTAAGATGGCTTGGTACTCAATGCCACCATTTACATAGTCATTCTTCTTGGAAGAACGTGGCCACCAATTAAGATACTTATAGGCCCAATAAACAGGGTCTTGGGTACAACGAAACATATGCTGATCGGCCAAAGACATATTGTTCCATACATTCGCGGGCAATAACTTAGTATAATCGAGGGGAATACCTTGACAATCTATGACGAATTGACCTTTCTCATAAAGAGGCTTTCCGAACTTATCATATACTACGGCGTCGGCCTCTGCTTTTTTACGATTGATACAATCATAGCAAGCAGGGTGTAAGTTCCCCTGTTTATGAAGCCAATTGATTTGCTCTGGTAAATCTTCCTTAACCGAGGGTATTTTTACTAAAGTATAGTCGGAAGTTGCCATAAATATCCCTTACGTTTTAGTCAGTTCCCGGCAACATACCCCACGCGATATTTGCCCCTACATAACCACCGGCAATCATAGCACCACGTTGGATATTTGTGGCATTTCTGCCTACTCCCGCCCAGGCCCGTGACGAGGCAAAAGAACGTAGTTGTTCAGAACTAGCTCCTCGCATCCAACTTGCTAATGCCTTATTTCCACCTTTTACTGGTGCTCCAGAAGCGGAAAATGCTGCCACAGAACGTCCAGTGGCGATATCTCCCAACATAGAAGCAGGACCTTCTCCTGCCCAACTTCTTTTTGCCCAATCAGAAATGCCTTTAAATTTAGAAGAACTAGAAATTTTGTCATAAAGATCAGATGCTTTATCGTAACCTTTGGCAAACATGGGATTTTCTTTTCTTATAATATTCTTAAGGTGTTTGTTCCTTAGTTTTTGGAACTCTGGGGTATCCATATTCACATCTCTCATTAGGTGTTTTCTAATAGACCCCCACCCCCCCCCCTTTGGGGGAATTGAATACATTTTGCTAACACTTTCTGCTCGGGCGGCTTTTCTGGCTTGAGAAAGATAAGAATTCCCCTCTCGTGCTAGTCCCTTCACTTTTCCAATACCTCCCTTTACTGCCCTCACACCTAAACCACCTAAAACAGCTACACCAGCTAGTTTAGCCCAATCTATAGCGGTCCAACCATTGCCTCTGTTGGAATCCATCATTTGCGTCTTCTCCCTTTTTCTAATAGATCTAACAGGTCTTGGAATACAGGACCAAACCTGCGGAAATAACTAATATAAAACTTCCTGTTCTTTATTGTACGCTTCTTTTGAAGATTTTCAAATAATAGTTTGGCCGACAGATTGATATTATGGAAATCTCCTAAGTGTGCCTCTTGTATATGACAGGGATTCTCACAAACAGAAACTAAATTAAACATATCTTCCCGCGTTTCTTCTAAATGAGAGAAGGGGATGAGATGATGCGCGTTTAATGTTTGTCCCTCTTTTTTACCGCAAATTCTACAAGTAAAATCATCGCGAATAAAAACTCTTAGATATATTTTCTTTCTTTTTAGAAAACTTCTTGTAATTCCTACTTTGGTTCTTCTTCGTTTTCTAACTGCCATTAGTAACCGGCCAATCTACTTGCTTCTCGTCCTAATAAAAGTGCCCGGTCATTTAGTGGAGATTTATGTATTGCCTGGAGACTTTGTTGTCTCAGAGTTGCAGCGTACATATTATCATCTCGCATTCCATAAGATCCGGGACGAAAAGGGTTTCGATAAGTATAACCTTGACCCGCGAGAGTCGCCCTCTCCGCAGCCTTCTCAAAGTCAGGTATACCCATTATTTGGTTGAAACGAGAATTGGATGTTAGAGTACTAAGTCCCAAACCTCCCGCAATATATCCCGCGATACCACCCAAAGGACCAAATGCAGCAGTACCTACTACGGCTCCCACCTTGCCACCTAGCAAGAAAGTACCTAAGTCTTTGTAGAATTTAGCAGTTGCAATACCGGGAGAAGTACCATTCTCCATTACATCATAACCTATAATTCCCACATTCAATCCAAACCCTGCCCCCATCATTGCAGCACCACCGACGGATTTCATACCTTTCAAGTGCATCAATTCATTTAAGGGATTGAGATGACCCAAAGCAGAACGTCTGAAGAACTTGTCATTCATGAAACCTTTCATTCCTGTATCTGCTTTACCAAAGAATCCTTGTCCACTCTTGATAATTAGATCTCTGCCCTTCATTGCCGCCCAAGGAATACTCTTAGCTAAAGCCCAAGCGCCCTTGGCACTTTCGCCTAAGGCAGTCCTCATACCTTTGCCCGCCATAAATTCTCCTCTACCCCATAATAAACCTCCACCCATAGCACCACGGATAAAACTACCCCCCGTTACTTTGCTATAAATCCCACTTCCCGCAGATACACCTGCCATCCCCAACAGGATCATATTCTCTAATTGAGGACCACTTCCTCGTCCTGATAGTTGACTCCCCTGATTGCCCATATAACCTTGGTTATTTTGGTATTGAAGGGCCGGATTTTGGAAGTTATTACCGTACATTTTTAGTACCTATAGTGACCAATTCTATTATCTGACATTTGTTGAGCAAGTCCGACATTATTGCCCATTTGTATTCTTCGCTTTTGTTTTCTTTCGTTGTCTTGTAAGTTTTGTTGTTGGGTTACCAAAAAATCCGGCATACCACGTTTGGTGCTTTTATACCATTGTAGTTCATCTTGGTAGACTTGGTACATATCTCCAATATTGGCCTTGCCCAGGTCTTCAAGACCTGCTGCCTGCTCCTGTAAAGCCTCTAACGAGGATGCCTTAGGTAACTCACTTTCATTTAACCATCCCTGTTCTATTCCTCTTTCCACGCGAGTACGTACTCTTTGTAGTTTCTGAATATCTTTCATATACGCGCCCATATCAAAATCGAACTGATATGTCTGTTGCATATCCGGATTATCTGCTTGGACATAGGTGATGAAACCGGGTTGGTCTGTCATACCTGTCATAGCTTGATAGCTACGAATTTGCGAGACGTGTGAGGGATAAGGTCTTCCTTGTCTCTGTAAAGTTTTCCATCTCCCCTGGGAAAGAGACTTAATGTCTCCTATCTGACCGCTAGGAGTTATTACATCGATAAAACCACCCATGCCTAAGACTGGATCAACTGTGAGTTTTTCTACTTCCGACGCGATACCTTCTTGTAACCATTTGGCCTCTAAGTATTTGTGGATAGCAGTACCTGTCGAACCGGAGGCCTGAACATATTCGCTCATCTGAGAATCGGGTTGAGTCATATATTTAAACAACTCACTCTCTTTCAATCCGATAGAAGAGGGAGCCATTTTTAGATAGCGATAAGTATCTTTTGTATGTTCTTCGCCCATTAGTTCAGGATGGGGATCGTTGGGGTGGGCACCATTCTGCAGAGATAAAGCATTCATGCCCAACCAACCCGAACCGAAGTCATCAAAGCCACCAGAATATCTAGATTTCTCTTTAGCTCCTGGGTGAAGTCCTGAAATTGCATTATAGACAATACCAATACCTAGCGCAGCCATTCCTATAGCGAATGCAGTTGTACCTTTGGGATGTTCTTTGGCGTAAGAAAGAATAGAAGAAGCATTAGCCAATAGTTACTTCTTTCTTTTTACTTCGTCTACTAATCTATCGAAATCTTGTTTGGCGGCGGATGTTATACTACTAACATCATCTACTACTTTCTTAAGGGCCATATCACGGCGATAACCTTCGTAACGGGTAGCTACGATTGACTTGTATACTTTATCCCGGCGATATTTAATCTTATCTTGGATCTCAAACTCATGGGCGATATGTTTGCCAGTTATCGGATTGCCTTCATCATCATACTCGCCGGTAGCAGATTCTATAACTAATCCTTGATGGTCTCCTGTGCCTAGGATTATATACATGCGTCTTTCATAGAGATCTAATACCGCGAGTTCGCTGCATATTTGTTGATCCACGAATGAACCATCACGAATATCTAGTTCCGCCGCATATTTAATCATGGAGGCCGAAAGAAGATCTGTCTCAATTGGACATCTTTCTCCTTTAGGAAGAGTCTTATTCCGTCTTTCTAACCAACAGTCTGAGATAAGAGGACATCTAGCGCCCTCACAGATAAGGGCAGCATCTGTATGAGCACCACTATGTTTGCGATAAAGATAGTTTCTAAGATCTTCCTTTTCCTCTTGATCTAATGTGTCAGCTAATTTATTCACATAGTGTAGGTCTCTT